CCTGGCGGCGGTCTGCTTGTGGACCGCGTCGTCGATGGACGGCGCCGCCTTGAGGAAGAAGCGTACGCGCGCCGGGCCCATTGGAAAGCCATCGCCGCGCAGGCGGGCGCGGGTTCCATGGCCCATGCCCGGCTCGTCGCGGCCGGTGAGATAGACGATGGTCGCGCCAGCGCCGTGGAGCTCGGTCACGTAGGCGGCGGCGCCCGGATTCCCGGCGGTGTAGAACGGCGAGAACATGACCCCGGCCGCCTCGGCGGTGAAGCTGGCCTTGAGCAGGCGGTAGGCGGGCAGCAGCCCGGCGAGGTAGTCGTCGGTCGACTGGATCGTCACGGCGCCGGCTCCTAGAGGTTGTAGCGGGTGGTGATCCGGTTGTGGAACTGGACGGTGCCGTCGCCAGCGACGAACAGGCGGCCCTGCTCGGTGGCGACCGCCAGGTCGAGCTGCGACTGCAGGGTGGTGCCGGCCAGTGAGGCGCGCGGCATGTAGGCCACGCCGTGGTCGAGGTTCATCTGGGAGTCGGCGAGCCCGGCGTAGCGCAGCAGCTGGCGGATGCGCTCGTCGGTGCGCTGCCACCGCAGTCCGCCGGTGAGGCCGTTGGTGGCGTGGTCGATCTGCGCCAGGTAGTCCGAGAATGTGAAGTCGGAGGCGTCGCCGATGTAGATCTGGAGTTGCCCCCAACCGCCTTGCCAGCCGTACAGGCCGGACGTCGCATCCTTCAGGCTGAAGCTGGTTGGCGGCGATCCCGACAGCGACCCGACGTATCTGGTCCGGTCGATCCACATCTCGAACACGTTCGGCGAGAACCCGAATCGGATCGCCACCGGATACACGTGGTCGGTCTTCATGCTGCCGCCGCTGATCGTTCCGGTCAGGCCGCCGCCAGCCAGGCTGAGGGACAGCGCGCCGTTCGCGTCCTTGTCGATGTAGAGGGCGTTGAAGATGCCGCTCGGCGATTCGACGATCTCCACCTGCAGCAGCTCCTGCACCATGCCGACGAACAGCGTCGGCTTGACCCAGACAACGCAGGTCAGGACCTGGCCTGCGGCGATCGGCGGGCGCGATGCCGTCTCGTACGCGGCTCCCAGGTAGTAGAGGTATGCGGGCTGCCCGCTGCTGTCGAGCGGCCCCTCCACCGTCGGGATACTCGCGTCCTCGCCGAGTGGCATCACAGTGGACGCCGGCGGGATAAAGACATCCCCGGCCGGCGGGCGCTCGGAAAGGCCAAGGGGGTTACTGGAGATCGACGGACTGGTCTCCGTGTTGACTGCCGGCAGGAATGGCCGGCTCGTCTCGACCATCGGCCAGTACCCGACGAGGGTGTCACCGCCGTTGTAGAGCACCCACTCGGAGAGGTTGCTGATGACTTTGCGGGCGTTGCCGCGCTGCTGGCCGAGCCAGTCGATCGCCGTCGCCTGCACCATGTCCCCGGCGCCGTTCGGCAGCATGCCCATCATGGCGACGGGCTGCTCAAGTGCGCCGGTGAACAGGTCGAACGTCCTGCGGCCGATCGTCTCCCGGTATCGCACCTGCGTGCCGAGATTCAGCGGCGCGGAAGCGGTCGCGCGGCCGGGCGTGTGGTTGCCCGACGCGTTGTCGACGGCGATGGCCGCGCTGGCTGGCTCCGTTGCCTGCAGCTCGGTCTGCCGGCCGGCGCCCTGGATCTGCAGCCCGCCAGCCTCGTGGAGGATGCTGGTGGCGATGTCGACCGGGGAGCCGTCGGCGAGGGTGACCAGGCACGAGGCGAGCGCGGGCCCGCCGCCCTGCTCGGCGCCGGCGGTGACGTTGTGCCAGATGCCCACCAGTCGATCCCCCGATCACCTGATGTGATGTTGGCGTGACTCGGCCACACTCGCGGGCGTGACCGACACCACTCCCGACCCCGCGCCGTACGTTGCCGTGCCCTACGTTCCCGGACGGCTCGGCACCGAGCCTGTCACCGACCAGATGCCCGCGAGCCCGCCGCCGTGGACCACGGGGTCGATCCCCGTGCAACCGCAGCCCCCAGCACCGCAGCCTCCGCAAAGGACCGGGCTTCTCGCTGCCGTCCTGGTTGTCGTCGTCCTCGTCGCCGCAGCTGCGGGTGTCGGCGGCTTCCTGCTGCTGCGCAGCGGCAAGACCCCAGTCGAGGCGGTGAAGGCCGCGACCGGCCCCGGCCCCTACCGGATCACCGGGTCGGTGTCGCTGGCCCGCGGCTACGACGGCGCCTCGTCGGCGTGCTACGGCAAGGGCGGCTATGCCGACATCCGCGCCGGCGCCCAGGTCGTCATCAGCGACTCGGCCGGCGCGACGATCGCGGTCGGCTCCCTTGATGCAGGCACCGTCACCAGCGGTCGCGGCTGCGTGCTGCCGTTCTCCGTGCCCGGCGTGCCCAGCGGCAAGGGGTTCTACGGCATCGAGGTCTCACACCGCGGCGTCCTCAAATACAACGAGTCCGAGTTCGTGACCCGCAACCTCGAACTGACACTCGGCTAGATGCCGAGGTAGTCGCCGACGGTCTGGCCACGGTTCGCTGCGGTGGTCACCAGCTCATCGCGGATTACCCTGCCGTCGGGGTACTGCACGATTACCCGGATTACGGGCGGTGCAGCGTTGCCGCCCCCTCCGCCGCCACCACTGCCGCTCAGCAGCTGCTTTGTCTGCTGAGCGGTGGCGATGTACTCGCCTCGGTTCATGAACCGCAGCTCAGGACCCTGCTCGCCGACGAGCTTGATGCCGGTAGAGCGGACATTGCCGCCCGTGACGTGCTGGTCGATGTCGCGGGAGTGGCCGGTCTTCTGGCGCTCGTTCGGCGTGCCGACGTTCTCGTACACGTTGCGGAAGATCGTGGTGAGGACCAGGCCACTGGCCCGCTTCACCGCGGCGATGTACTCGTCGACCTCGGCCGTGTTGGCGCCGTGGGCGGCAAGGACACGACGGAGCTCCACGAGGTGTGCGAGAAGCGCGGCGTTGGCGGCATCGGTCGCCTCGGCGGAACCCTTGCCGGCCGCGACCGACGCCTCGCGCTCGTCCTCCCACGCGCTGATCGTTTCGCGGATGGCGTCGCGGTTCTCCAGGGCCTTGTCGCTGTTGCCCTTCAGGACGTAGCCGTTCTGCTTCAGCGTCTCCAGCAGGCCCTTGTACGACTCGGTCGCCGTGTCAGTCGCCTCGTCAACGGACAGCAGGATGCCGAGCTCGGACGCGATACTGTCCGACGCTCGCTTCGACGCCTGAGCGAGCAGATCCTGCACGCTCGCGAACTGCGTCGCGCTGCTCGCCGCCACGTCGAGCTGCATGGCGGACTGCTCGACCTCGTCGGAGAACTGATCCAGCAGGGTGATCGGCAACGAGGCGCCCATGGTCATGAAGGCCGACGCGACCGGGTGGTCATGGACGAAGTCGTACGCCTTGCCGGCCGCGCCGACGATTTCGCCGAAGCCCCTGATGATGTCGCTCGTGAGGAACAGCACGTCGCGGAGCGCCTCGCCGCCGCCCTCGGCGCCGTCGGCGATCGCTTCGAACGCGTCGCCCGCAGCATCGCCCAACTCGGCGAGGCCGGACGACAGCGCCTCGACGGCGGGTTCGCCCTTGTCGACCATCGCGGACACGCCACGGATGACGCCGGTGGCGAAGCCCTCGACACCCTTGACGATCATCGGCACGAACTTCGCGGCGCCAGCGAACATCTCGTCCAGGTCCCACGACTCGACGAGCGGGCCGATGCTCCGGATCGCCTCGAGGGTGGGGCCGGTAAAGACCTCCGTGGCCTCGAGGAACTGCTCCTTGACCGAGTCGGTGGCCCTTGTCCAGTCGGCCTTGAAAGCCTCCGGATCGCCCATGACCGCACCGGCGATACCGGCACCCGCGACGCCGAACCCGGCGAGCCCGGTCAGCGCACCACCGATCGCGGCGAGTAGCGGCACCGCGGCAGACGCGCCGATCGCCGCACCGACGGCCAGGGCCTGAGGCGGGACGGGTGCGCCCTGCAGGCCGCTGCCGGCCTGGTCGCCGGCAGCGCGGGCACGACGCGCGAGCCGCCGCAGGAACGACCGGTTGTCCTCTTCCTCGGAGCGCCGCCGTTCCTCATCCTCGCGGCGGCGTTGGGCCCGGAGCGCCTCCTCGGCCATGCGGGCGAGACGGGCCTGGTTCTCCTCGTCCTCCGCGGCGATGCGCTGGCGAATGCCTGCGAGCCGCTGCAACTCCCGCTGCTGCTCCTGGATCCGCCGCAGTACCGCGGGGTCGCCGCCCTGGGCGTACTCGTCGTTCAACCTGTCGAGCTCGCGGCGGACGTCGGCGAGCTGGTGGTCGAGCTGCTGCGCCGCGGCGGTGGACCGGCGGAACTGGGCCCGCAGGTTCTCGCCGAGGCGCCGCTCGTCGGAGATCTCCGACAGTCGGCGCTGCAACTGGGCGAGCTCGGCGTTCAGCTCTGCCGTGGGCCCGTTGTTGGCGATCTCATCGTTGACCCGGTCGAGGGCGCGCTGCGCCTCGTTGGCCTCGTCCTCCAAATTGTCGAAGCTGCGGCTCAGCTGGTCGGTGATGCGGGCCGCGCGTTCCGTGCCGGTGGCGACGTCGTTCAGCGCCTGCTGGGCGCGGCGGGCGTTGCCGGTGATGTTGAGGTCGAGGTCGCGAGCCATGGTCAGCCCCGTTCGATCTGCCGGACGGTAGCGTCGATCGCCCGCCCACACCCCGCCTCGTACCGCTTGAGGTCGGAGTTGATTGTCTTGCGGAACCAGGGCTTGCCGCGGCTGGCCGCGCCGCCGCGCCAGCCGCCACCCTTGGTGAAGCCCATGATCGGGTGACGCCACTTCTTGCCGGAGTCCAGGTAGAACGGCAGCTTGCGGGCGCTGCCAAGCCGGTCGGTCCGCACGACGACCCGCACCCGCGGTCCGACCGACCCGGTGCGGACCTCAAGTTCGGTGACCGCCGCGATCCGCCGGCGCAGGCCCTTGCCGGACCGGTGCTCGCGGAACGGCCGGCCGCCGACCTTGTAGCCCTTGATGTCCATCGTGGTCATGTTGCTTTTCACCCGGCGCAGGGTGCCCTCGCCCTCGCGGCGGAACTCGCGGGTGAGCTCCGACCGGATGGTGCCTGTCGCCCGGCGCAGGTCCCGGGCCAGGTCCCGCAGCTCCGTTGCGCCGACGATGGTGAGGGACAGCATCGTCGATCACCCCTCACGGCAGCTCCGCGATCATCCGCTCGACGAGCGCGTACGGCATGCCGGGGAGTTCGTCCCAGCGCACGCCGTAGACGCGCATCAGCGCCGGGGTGTGGTGGTCTAGTCGGGCTCGGAGGTTGTCGGCGGGGTGGACGAGGGCTCGGGTTCTTTTCCCTCGGGCTCGACGGCGCGCTCGATGCGGGTGCCGATGATGTCCGGGTCGAAGGAGTCCCAGTCGACCTCGACGCCCGAGCGGCGCAGGGACAGCCACAGCGCCCACTTGGTCGCGTCCGCGGTGCCGCCGCCGAGCCACGACCGGACGTACTCGGCCGGGGTGACGCCGAGGTGCTCCTGCAGGAGCATGGCCTCAGAGTAGGCGAGGTGGTCCGGATCCCAGTCCAGCCACTCATCGCCGCCGTACCGGGCCCGGTCGGCGTCGGCGAGCCGGATCCGCCGCGTCACGACGTGTTCCGGGCGATGCCGTCCGGGTCCGACAGCGGCCACGACACGCTGGCCTTCGCCAGCTCGCCGATGTTGGAACTGAACGGGATCCACTGGTTGATCAGGTAGGAGCCGACGTACTCCGGGTTCGTCGCGGAGATCGACGCCGATGTAGGCCGGACCTTGACCACGACGATCGTGTTGATGACCGCCCAGATCGTGGCGTCCGGCGCGGACGGGGCGAAGTCCTGGTTGAACTGGACCTGGAGGTTCGAGTCGCCGAGGCCGCCCTTCCGCGAGCGGGCGGTGTCGCCCATCGCGGTGTCGTCCAGGGCCTCCAGGTCCCA